GCCCCGGTGCTCGCGCAGTTGAACCTCCACGCAAGGGTGGAGCCTGAATAGAAGTCGTGCCGGCCAAGGTTGTAGAAGTTGCCCGCGTTATCGAAGTCGGCGACGGTTGTTTCTGTGGGGCCGCCTGAGCCGAAAACTACGCCGCCGGTTCCGGAGTTATTGGAGCCATTGAACACTACCGAGCCCGTTCCGGACGAGTTGAGGACGCTTTGATTATTGGTGCTGCCGGAGGTGGCGATCTCAGCGACGGCGCTCGGCGCCGTGGTCTGGTTCGCGCCGGCGAAGGCAACCGCAGGTTGCGAAGTGTAGCCACTTCCGTTGTTGGTCATGGTGACGCTGAGTACCTGGTAGGCGCAGGAGGTCGAGGTTCCCATCACCGCTGTTCCGGCCGCGCCTGAGCCGCCCCCGCCAGAAAAAGACACTACTGGGGGCGTGGAGGACGTGTAACATCCGCCGTTGTTGATGACGACATTGGTCACCACATTCGCGGTTGCGCTGAGATATTGGCCGATGGAAAGGCGATTCACGCCGCCTATATTGTCGTAGATGTTATAGAACTGCTCCCCGGACGTTCCGTCGCTAAAGCCCTTCGTCCAGCGATAGCCATAGTCGGTTTGATATTCATCCTGAAGGCCCCGCTCGTTGCCCACGCCGATTCCAAGCCGGTAGTGGTTGGTCACGGTGTTGTCTTGCTGACTCGCGTACCAATCACCCTTCATGCCGTTGTGTGTGAAGTGGAAGGCGTCCTCAAAGTTGTTGCGGCTTCCGTTGTCCACAAGCTGTCCAGTGTAGAAGGTCCCGCCGGTCACAACGGAATTGAAGCTAGACCCCGAGTCCGCTAGATACTGTGTGTTGCTGTTCTCATTGCGGAGGCCCACCACCGTGTTGTTGACGGCGTTTGCGCCAAGGTGGAACATCGTGTCACAACTCTCAACGTCTCCGCCGACCCAGGTGTTTCCATCACCGGCCACCAGGTTGATGCCGTAGGTTCCAGTGATCGGACTGCCGCCGCTGGTGGGACAGTCGATGTGCATCCGCGTGAAGGTGCTGGCGTTGGCATAGTCGCCGACCGCCGATCCGGTCTGATGGCCGGTCATATACACCGCGACGCTGAAGCCGTCGATGGTGTCCGAATCGAAGGTTCCGCCGGCGTAGTTCCCGGTACCGTCCAAGAGGACGCCCGTTTGGCCGGTGAGCTGGTCCCCGTTGAGGTAGACGTCCCGGAGGTCAATCTCTTGGGTGCGGTAGAAGTCGAGGGCCTGCGCCGATGTTCCCGCGGCCGCCGTGTTGAGGTTCACGTTCGAGATGCGGAAGCCCTTGGTGTCCGTCGCATAGGTGGTGTCGCCCACTTTGAACGCCGCGACGCTGCCGGTGTAAATCCACACCGTGCCGCCTGCGGTGCCGCTGGCCGTCGAGCCGCCTTGGTATGAGCAGCCTTCGAGGTAAGTGTTGCGGACGCCGGCCGAGACGATGAACTGGTAGGCCGTGGTGATGGTCGCGCAGGGCAGCAGCACATGCACGTTCGCCGCGGTGACGGTGATGTTGGCCGCGAGCAGCGAGTTCCCGAAGCTGCGCGCGTCGCAGATCCCGCCCTGCGCACCCATCGAGTTGATGCAGGCGCTCAGCTTGGCGTCGAGCGTTGCGCCTGGAAACTGGTTGACCACGAAGACGCCGGTGAACTGGTGCGCGTTGCTGTATTGTGCAGCAGCGATCGAGGCCGACGCCAAGGCCAGCAGGAAGAGCAGACGTTTCATTCGATGCCTCACTGAATCCAAATCTGGATGATCTCGACGTGGCCAGGGACGCCGTTCGGGGCGTTGTGCGAGGCGTCCGTCTGGTTCTGAATGGCGACGTTGACGCTGATCTGCGAGAGATTCGTCCCGGCCGGGATATTCAACGTGACGGTTCCCTGAGCCGCCGACGGCTCATAGATCGAGCCTGAGTTATACTGCCCAGCCTCGAAGACGAGGGCCATGAAGGTGCTGTCGTTATAGACATCGCAGAAGGCCTGCCCGCCGTTCCCGGTTGTCCCGTCCACAACCCCCTGGAGGTTTCTGTAGCTGATGTACAGGGTGGCGGCGTAGGAAAGCGCGATGTTCGGGAGTCCGGCGTAGTAAGCCACGCCCGCCGAGCGCATCTCTGTCGGCACCCCGATCACCGGAGCCGTCGCAGAGAAGGGGCCGGCGTCGAAGACCGCCGACGTCGTGAAGTTCCCTCCATAAGCATTCCCAGCCCCGGTGATCGTTGCGCCCCCGGTAACGCCGGCGGCTGGGTCAACGGGAGTCGGGTCGGGCTGATTCAGCCCGAAGATTTCACTCGGGAAGTAGATGTCGCCCTTTTGGCCAGCGTTGAAGCCGAAGACGAAGGGATGCTCCTGCACCGTCGATAAGTCCTGAACCATTTTGCCCGCCAAGTTGAAGCTCTGAAGTTTGAGAAAGAAGATGTGCCCCATAAGCTGGGCGTTGTACTGGTAGGTCGCGAACTGATATTGCGGCCCGAGGAAGGCGAAGTAGGCGCCGATGCTGTGGCCCAGCGAGGCCGTTCCGTAAGCGCCGCGCCGCAGGTAGGTGAGGTTGTAGCGCAGCGATGCTGTGAGGGTGGCGGTTTCGTAAGCGAGCAGTTCGCTGCTCTCGCCGCCCTGGTCCACAATGGCGCAGAGCGTTGTGAGTTTGTCGGCCAGGAACTGAGTCACCGAGACCAGTTCCGCGCCGTTCGAGAGAGTGAGATCGACGCCAAGCGTGTCGGCGGTGTCAGGGTCCGGAGACGACGGCAGGTTGCTGCTCAGAAGGCCCAGAGCTGAGGGCGCGGCCACGGTTCCGATCTGCGAGTACGTGTTGCCATCGAGCGCGAGGAAGACGTTCGCGCCGCCCCAGTTGGGATTGCTTGAAGCCGCGGCGATCTGCACCAGGTAGGGCACGCTGTTCTGTGAGATGGGGTTCTGAACGACAATCGGAACCGCATCGCCCGGAGCCGCGCTGGATAAGTTGGGCTGGAAGCTGGTCGGCGCTTGCTTCGGGTAGATCGTGACGTTGCCGCTGCCGTAAGTCCACTGCTCGGCTTCGACCGAGAGCCGGCCGTCGGCGTCGTCCTCGATCTGGGTAATGCGCACGTTCTCGCCGGTCGGCAGCGTGACGATGTCCATGGGCTCGATGTAGCTGAACCAGAAGGGGAGCCAGAATTTGTACGTGTTGCGGATGTAGCACTGGCGCTTCAGACGCAGGTTCAGCGCCCAGGTCGCGGCGGCTGCGGTGGTGATCCAGTCCCAGGTCTGCGGTGATTCGATGCGCCGGCCATAGTCGTTGACAAAGGCGTCGTTCTGCTCGTTGATGAGTTCGTTGTTGTAGTCATTCAGACGATTGCACCACTGCGCCTGCACGTAATTCCAGCAGTCCTGCGGGGCCTTCTGGGCAACCTGAAGCACATCGTCACTGGTGCTGCTGCCCGCCTTCTCTGGCGAGGGCGGGAGCAGATTGTTCCACGTGAAAACCGCGACTGGCGTGGTGTTTGGCGTGTAGGTGTAGCCATTGCCCACACAGGTCGCGTCGCCGTAAGGGATGAGCTTGAGCAGGCCTCCAGACCACACCGCGCCGACGTTGCCGGTCTCGATGATGTTGCTGAGTGCTTCGGAGACCGAGGTCTGCGTATCGAGCGACGACGAGATCAGGTAACCGTTCGCGGCCCAGTAGGCATAGGCGCTCGTCCACGCATCCACGTTGGCCGATGGGAAGCCCACGCCGAGGAAAGCGTCATAGAGCAGTGTGCGGAAGGCGTCGCAGGGGTGCGCGTCGAGGCCTCCACCGGGGAAGATGTCGAGGCCGACGACCTCGTAGTTATAACTCGGCAGAACGGCGCTCTCGCCCAGGGCCATGGGGTTGGCGAGCAGATAGCAGATGCCCGTGTATCCAAAGGCCGAGCCGGGGTACTTCGACCGCATGTAACTGGCGGGCGTCTGGCCGAGCGTGCCGCCGAAGAAGGTCAGGTTCAGGGTGCTGGTGTTGGTGACGCTGGAGTCGCTCGACGTGTAGGTGTAGGTGATGTAGACATAGACCCCGGCGAGGCTCGAGGCGAAGGTGTAGACGCCGCTGCTCTCGGTATAATCGCTGCCCCGGCTCAGCGCCGCGCCGGTGTCCACGCGCACCACGCCGCCGTCAGACCAGAAGTACTGCTGGTTGTTGGTCGAGACCTGGTAAGGCCCACTGTTCGGGATCTCCGCGGCCTGAGTCTGCTCGAAGTAATAGAGCGAGAAGACGGCGCTGTAACAGATCGTGATCACCTCGCCGGCGTCGGCAGCGGCGAAGGTGTAACTCGAAGTCGAAGCGTTGAAGGAGTACTGCCCGGCCGCCGGCGTGCCGGTGACCTTCCTCAGGGGCACCGACTGCGTGCCGGTCAGCGTGCGCGAACCACCGCTGCCGTAGTCGTTGGCGACGACCGAGTAGGTCGCGGCCTTCGAGACGCCCAAGTCCTGCTGGATCGGCGGCGAACCCGCTGCGGACATGGGGGTGACCGTGCCGCCTCCCGAGGGAACGGTGTAGGTGTAGGAGCCGCTCTCGTTCTGGAGCTTGCCCTGCTGGTCCCAGACATTCAGCAGGCCCAGGCATCCGCCCGCGGCGCTTCCCGAGGCGAGCGCCAGTTGCACGTCGGCATAGTAGTCGTATGCCGTGTTGCCCTTGCCGCCGCCGAGTCCTTTGCCGCCGCCCGAGTTGGGCGCGGTGACCGCGTAGAAGCCGCCATAGAACAGGAGCTTGGCCGCGACGCGACGAGTGCCGAAGATGATGGGAGCCGTGGTGCCGAATACGCTCTGGGTGAGTTGCAGGTTGTGCAGCTCTCCCGAGTAGCGCGCTTGCCCGGCCTGGCTCTGTCCGAAGATACCCATCGCTTAACTCGCCTTCCAGAGCGTGAAGTACCGCCGGGCGTATGCGCCCAGCTTGCCCTCGTCGACAGCGCCCTTCTGGCAGCCGTGGATAGGCAGGACGTGAATGATCTCGGGCCAATCGAGCACAATGGCCGCGTGGCCGTGCGCCTGGCCGGATTTATAGAGCACGATGTCGCCGGTCTTCACCTGGGCCGAGTTGACCTCTGTGGCGCCGTAGGACATGACGTATCTCACCAGGCGCTCTTCCTTGCTGTTGGTCGCAAGCTGAGGCGTGTACCAGCGGGGCAGCGGCGCATCGGCGGCGAGTACTCCAGCGGCTTTCGCCACGCAGAACAGGAACTGGGCGCAGTTGACGCCGACGCCCTTCAGAGCGCCGTTGGCGTTGTAGGGCGTGTCGATCCAGGACTCGGCTTCGGTTGCGATAGCGGTGCGGAACTCTGTCTCTGTCATTGGCCGATTGCCGCCTCCGGAACGGGTGTCGCGGGCTGGCCGCCGTAGTTGGTCATTGCGTTGGTTGCGCCTTGCAGGTCTGTGCAGGAGGTCAGCGTCTTGTTGCAGCCCTGCCGGATGGAGAAGGTGTCGCCGGCCTGAATCGCGGAGATCGGCGCCACGTCAAGCTGAATCGTGTCCGGACTGCCCGAAGTCCATGCGCGCACGAAATACGAGAGGCCTGCGTTGGCCCCGGTGAGCCAGGTCAATACACCCTGCGTGAAGGTTCCAGCCGAGGAGGTCGGCGCGATGTGTGCGGTCGTCGTAAACAAGTACGGGTAGGTGATTGAGGCGACCACGCCCGTCTTGGTGAAGGTGGCCGCGGCGAGCGTGCAGCCCGCGTCGTAGAGCGTGTGCGAGCAGGAGGACTGGAAGACCCGGCGGGGCACCTGAATGTTCAGCAGGTACATCATGTCCTGCACGGTGATCTGCGCCTTGGTCATGCCGATGTTGCCGATGTTGGCCACCTGCCCGACGAACTTCGTCTCCACCAGCGAGCCGCCCGTCGGGCCGGTCACGGTGGGGAAGGCGTAGCCGGGGAGGAAGCTCGAGTTGTAGAGCGCGTAGACGGTCACATTCGCGTCGCCCAACAGGCCGTACTTGATGCCGTCGAGCAGCAGGATCAGGCTCGATGTGCCGGGAAAGTAGACGGGCACCTGGTTATCGGCGAAGACGGTCAGGTCGCAGGAGTTCGATTCGAGGCCGATCTTTGTCGTCACGGAACCACGCGACCAGGCTCCGAACTGCGATGGCTGATACGTGTTGCCGCCGAACTTCACCGGGAGTTGGCTATTGGTCGCATAGATCGTCTGGCCGTTCTTGACCGGGCCGACGGCGAACAGCGTTCGCACCTCGATGGGCACACCGGAGGCAAGCAGCGCCATGAGGTCTGCGGAGTAGGCTTTCATTTGCGCCGCCTTAACAGGGTTCCCGACGACAGGTCTTCGTCGGTGGGATGTTTTAGAGGTTGATGGTTTCGAGCTTCAGGGACTTGAGTTCCCAGAGCTGATAGAGCAGCTCGTTCATGTCGAGCAGGTCTTCGTCGAACTTGCAAAGGTAGCTGTAGTTGCCTGACCAGGAGAGAACGACGCCAGCGGCCGGCGCGGTGTTGAAGGTGATCCATGCGCCGCCCTGCGGAGGCGCTGTGAGGCTGGCCACCGTGTACGCGGAACCCGAGACGAGCGTGCCGTTCGAGTAGATTCCGGTAAGCAGCGTGATGTTCTGGATGAGTTCGAGCAGCGTCAACGTCGTCGCGCCGAACGGGATGCCGGAACGCCAGAGCGGGAAACTGGTGGTGACCCCGTCGCCGACGGCGAAGAACCCATTGCACTGCGGATAGGCTCCGCTGGACGGGATCTGCGCCACGGTCATAACGTCGAGCGAATACTGAGAGGGATCGAACAGGAACCAGCCATAGCCGCCCCGGCAGGCCTCGTAGAAGTCCTGGAGGTATTGCGCGTCGTCGGCGTAGCCGGTGCCCTTGTTGCAGAGGCCGTTGAAGCTCAGTTCGAGCTCGTAGATCACGCTGGTCTGGAGCGTGGCCGAGGCCGGGTGGCGCATCGACTTCGGCGTCTGCACGGTGGTCGAGTACTTCGACCGCTTGGCAAACTGCCAGCCCAGGCCGGCGCTCGGGAGAACAAGGTTCGGAAACGATAGCGACATGGATGCTCCCCGCTAAATCTTGTTCATGAGCCGAAGTTGGCGCATGGTCTGCCGAACGAAGGTGGCGCTGTGCTGGCGGGCCATACCTGAGACGCTGGCGCCGTCGATGGCGCTGATGTTCGGGGCGTAAGTGAAGTGCGGTCCGCCTCCGCCCTGTCCACCGTTGCCGCTCATGGAGATCAGTTTGGAGATCTGCGAATTCTCGCCCTTGGTGGCCACGGCCTCACCTTCATGCAGGACAGCCATGCCGGTGCGCGGGATGTAGTCGGCGCCGCTCTCGAATGCAGCGACGGCAGCGAAGGCCACGCCCGCTGCAATGGGAGCCAGGATCGGGCCGATGTAAGGAATGCCCACCGTGGCTTTGTACGCGCCCGCTGCTGCGGTCTTCGCGTCGTCGATGCGCGCCTGGGCCCCGACCGTCTTGTGGAGCGCCAGGCCTATCAACTCCTGAGCTGCGATCTTCAGCAGGGCGTTGATAACCGCCATGGCCATCTGGTCGTACATCCTCTGGAAGGCCACGCCCATGCGCTGGCCGCTCTGGAGCCAGTGATCGGTGAACTGCTGCAAGGGGGCGTACATCGAATTAAACATCTGGGTGTAGATTTGCTGGGTCTTCAGGGCCTCCTGCTGCTGGATCAACTGGCGCTGCTTGACGCCCTTCTCGGTGGCGGCCGTGATCTGATCCTGGAGCTTCTGCCACTCGGCGAGCTCCTTGGTGTCGAGCCCAATTGGACCCATGGGCGCAATAGCCTTCTGCTGTGCCTGGAGCCCGCCGACGACGGTGTTCTGCTCGGTCTGCGAGGCTGCGATCTTCTCCCGCGCGGCTTCGGACTCCGAAATTTGCCCCATCTTCTCTTTGAACTCGGCGATTTTCATCGTCGATTCAGCGAGGTTGGCGGCGTGCTTCTGCTGCTGCTCTAGCGCCTTGTTGATGCGCTCGTCGGCCTCGGCTTCGGTCTCCTTGTGCTGCATGAAGTCGATGGGGAGCGCCGCGGGCTCGGGGCCAACCTGCTCTTTCGCCAGCATGGGCTTGATCTTGCCCTTCTCGCTGATCTCTTTCTGGAAGGCCTCTTCGGCGCGCAGCAATTGCTCGTGGTGGGTGTTAGTGGTGCGGACGACCTCTTCCCAGTACATGACGGTCGCGCCCAGGCTCTTGCCCTGTTCGAGTTGCTGCGCGGCCAGAATGTCTTCGTAGTTGATGGCCTTCTCGTGGGGCACCTTGGGAGGCTTCGGCGGTTCGTCGCCGTGTTGTTTCTGGAGCTTCTGAAGCTCGATGGTCTTCTCGATGTGAGCCTGCTCCAACTCCTGCACCTTCATCAGGTGCTCGGTGGCCGCAATCTCGTTGGCGAAGTTGGTCTCGATGCCCGGCGCACCATCCTTCTCTCCGCTCTGCCATCCCTTGAGCTGGTTCAGGCGGATTTGCAGGGAGGCAAAGAAGGACGTGGACTCGTTCAACTGGTCCTGCGCGGTTTTCGCCTCAGAGAGATGGCGGGCGTGTTCGCTCACCATCGTCTGCTCGTAGGCGGTCCCGGTTCCACCCATGCCCATCGTGAGCACTTGCTTGGTGGTGTCTGCGGCCATCTCCTTGACGACAGCTTCGGCCTTCTTCAGGTCCGCATCGAGCTTTGCGTCGAGCTTGTCGACTTCCTCGATGGCCTCGTCGATGGCCAGCTTTACGCCACTGACCGGCTTGTGCTCCAGCTTCTCGATGGCGATCTGCTCTTTGTCGATCTGGACGTCGAGCGAGTCGTTTTGCATCCGCATGGAGTCGATGTCCGAGCGGATGTCTTCGGCCAGCTTGCGCGCGCCCTCGCCGCCGATGTCGAAGGCCGTGTAGAGCTTTTCACCCAGGCTGACAACGATCATGCCCAGGCCGACGGCGCCGAACGCAGCAGCCGCGAACCCTGAGCCGAGAACCGAGCCCAGCCCCAGGCTCCGCACGGCGAACTGACCGGCCGCGCGGGCCGCGCCCATCGTGGAGCCTTCGAGGACGCGCATGTTCACCGAGGCGACGCCGACCTGCTGAGACATCTCGCGCGTGGATGCAGCAGCGGCCTTGGATGCAGCAGCATCGGCACCCTTGGCAGCCTGTAGGCGCTTCAGGGAGGCGACCGCCTGCTCCATGGCGGGAACGACAGCCACGTTCGCCGCGGCCAGGTCTTTGAGTTGGTTGTTCAGGAAGGTGGCGGCTGCACCGCTCTCTTTCGCGGCGGCTTGGAAGGCCTCCAGGGCAGCGGCTCCGCGCGCGGCGAAGTCCTGCATACTGGCGACGGCTTCCTTCTGCTCTGACTTCAATTGAGAGAAGTCGGCTTTGACGCCAACACTTACCAAATAGCCGTCGGGCATGTTGCCTCCAATAGAAAAGCCGCCCGAAGGCGGCTCTCTAGAAGCTGCTGTGGTGCGCTGCTTTTAGTGCTCGGCCACGCTCACCACGTTCAGAGATTCCGTGGATTCGCGGCCCTTCTTGTCGGTGACCCGGAGCTTGATCCGTCGATCATCGACTTTGACGACCGCATAGTCGGAACCGACCTGGAAGTGGAAGGCGCCGAAGGCCGCAAGCTGCTCCATGGTGTAAACCCGGTTCCCGATGGTCCCGGTGATGATGTTCTGGTCGAAGGACGTGCGGTAGGTCTTCTCCTGGTCACGAGTCGCCACGTGGGTGCTTGTGATGTGGAGAGTTTGGGTCTCCTGTGCGATCAGAGGCGACGCCAAGAGAGCCAGGGCGAGCAGAAGGTGTTTCTTCATGGGCTGGGTTCCTTGCCCTGAAGTTTATCACTGCTCCCGCTCCCCGTACTCGAAGAACCGGGAGACCATCAGCCGCAACGGTGGGTGCGCATTCAAGCCTTCGATTATCCATTCCACGTCCGGCCAGGGGATTTCCCAGACCTCCAGCGGACTGATGCCTGCATCCCCGACAAGGCGAGTGTAGATGCGCCGGAAGTCTATCGGCTCGCCGTTGCTTCCCCCAGCTTGATTCCGCTGACCTCGGCGACCTGGGCGAAGAGCTCGTTGCATTCGATCACGGTGAACTCTTCCTCGAACCAGACCAAACTAACTGCGGCGCCCGTCGGATCGGCGTTCTTCATCGAATCGACACAGGCGGTGACGGTTGCATCGAGGGCGTTTCCGGCGTTGACCGTCTCGGTCATACGGCGAAGCTGCCCCATCTTGAGCGGCGCGATCTCGACCGCGCGCCCGGTTGAAAGTGTGACGTTCATAACTGCCTCCATGGGTGAAAGGGACCGGACGGCCCCCGTTCAAAGCCGCCCGGTAAAGTTAGCTCGCTGCCGGTTCGCGGCGAGCGCCTGGGCTCATGACACCGAGCCGCAGATTAGACAGTGGCGAAGTTGTCGATGTAGATCACGCCCGTTCCCGGATCGAACGCGGAGATGTCGAACTCGGGAATGACAATGTCGCCCTGCTTGAAGTCCATGCTCAACTTCGAGCTGGAGCACTTGAAAAACTTCTTCGCGTACCCGCCGTCCTGGGGGTTGGCCAGGTAGCACTCGAAGTAAGGCGCTTCCCCTTGCACGTTGTTGTTCACCGAGACCGTCAGGCCCGTGGCCACCGTGTAGGTGTAGTTGATAACCACCTGTGCCGCCGCGTCTGCGGCTGCGAAGGTGTAGACGCCCGTTGCCGAGTTCACCGCGTACTGGCCCTGCGTGAGACCGGATGCGACCAGCTTGAGCGGAGTGAAAGGGGATGCGGCGTAGTTGACGCCGAAGTCCTCGTTGAACATGCCCGAGCTTGGCGGCGCAATCGTGACCTCAAACGGCGTGGTGGGAACCGTGGCGATGAAGCCGAAGTAGGGCAGCGTGGCTCCGGTGGCAGCCACTTGCCCGTGGTAGATTTCAGCGAAAATCTGGCCGCTGATCTGTGCCGCCTTGGCCTTGATGTCGATCTTGCGTTGTCCGCGGAAGCCGCGCAGCGGAGCGGAGTTCTGCCCGTAGAGCTTCTTCTCGTCGAAGCTGTCGCCAACGCTGATGTCCTGAAGCTGACCGAACACCCTTGGTGTGGGTGTCGGATTTGCGGTCGTTGCGGCGGCCCGACCGGCGAGCCACCCTGCACCAAAACTGTTCATCATAAGCTCCTCATATCGTCAGAATCGTGAATGGGACGACCGCAATGGAAAGCTGCGAGCCAGCGCCGGGCAGTCCGTTGATGCGCTCGACCCGCCCCTTGGCTACCACTGAATCGACCAGCCCGCCAAGGGTCTGTTTGTTGCCCGCAAGGGTGGGCGTGACGGCCTCAAGAACTGCCGTGATGGCCAGGTTGAGAGCCTGGGTGGGAATCTGTGTCTCAGCACCGACCTGCTGCTTGGCGCCGGCGCAGGAGACGATGACAACCACGTCGACGCGCAGCTCGTACTTGGAGCGCGCCTGAATCGTCGGAACCGTTGGGGCGATCTCAAAGCCCAATTCCTCCTGGAAGAGCGCGGGGAGCTGACCCGGCGTCAACTGGCTCCAGTCGCGCGGCACGCGGGATGCAACCGCGAAGCTGGTGGGGTTGCCGCTGATCGGGTCGATCCAGATGCAGGCTGGGTTGTTGATATTCGAGATCAGCGCGAAGAAGGCCGCATAGATCGGTTCGAGATTGACGACGCCGTTGTTCATTGCACGCTCTCCAGCATGGCCGTGGTGAGGTTGGCCTTGATCTCTGCCGCCTGCTCGTCGAGCGCCGACGTGAGATACGGCCGCGCGGGAATGTTCGAGCCGGGATGATTGACCTTGCGGCGGAAGATCATCTGACCGCCCATCGAGAAGGCCAGCGCCTTCGCGTTCAGCGCCTCGATCACATGGGCTCGGGTTGTGCCGCCCTCGTGAAGGATGCGCGCGTAAGCCTGGGCCGTCGACGCGGTGGGGATGCCCACCAGGCCGGTGACACTGGTCGAATCTTCATCGACCTCGCTCGACACCGACCGGGCCAGATTGCCCGACCGCTGCTGCAGCGTGGTTGGACCCGTCGGGCCGTTCAGGTGTTCTGTGACCACATAGTTGCGCAGGCCGAGCATCTCGACGCCCATCTGCTTGGCGGTTGCGATTTGCATCCGCGCCACGCCGCCCTCGATGCCCGCGCAGACTTCCGGGACGCCGACGATCTCAAATGCGACCCTCACAGGCCCACCACCGCGCGGTCGCGATAGAACTCGACCACCGCCTGAACGCCTGGGGCCAAGTCTTTCTGCGAGAAACTGACTGTGGTGATTCCGTTCATGATTTGCGACGTGGTGCCAAGGTTCGGCTGGCGGCGCAGAGTGAAGGCCACCTGGTCGATCACGGCTTGCTCGATGTCGAGCGGCACACTCGCGTAACCGGCCACGTAGACGATTTGCACGTTGCCGCGGCGCGTGGTGAAGCGGTAGCCAGTGAGCCAGACGGTGAAGCTGTCGTTCGTGTAACCAGGCATCCAGCCGTTCTGCCCTGGATTCGCCTGTGGTGGAATGGTGACCCCGTCCACGGTCAGAGAAGTAATGCTCTGGATAGGCCAGTAGATCGTGGTGAGCGAGTCGCCGCCCTGCCCGTTGCGCGTCTCAGTGTAAGTCGAGCTGATGAGCGCGCCGCGGTTGACCTGGGTAAGGAACCACTGGGAGAAGGCCGAGATCAGCCGCGCCAGCACGGTGTCCTGGCTGGTGTCGGTGATCTGCATGTACGACTTCACATTTTCGAGCGTGGTCAAATCGGCCATGGCATTCTCCCGGTGGAAAGAGGATGGTGGACTAGCTGGGCGGAGGTAATCCGCAACTAGTCCACCCTTTCAAGCCATCCCGGCGCAGGAGTGGCCTGAACTTATTGGCTCTGGTTAGCTTTGGCCCACGTTCTGAATCAGGAAGTGCGCCCAGTTCGTGTAGCCGATCAGAGCTGCGGTGAGGTACTGCCCGTGAACCCGCTTGCGACTGATCAGCGGCCACTCGTATTCACGCCAGTCGGCAACGCGCGGAATCAGCTTGTAAGGCTTGGGCACGTTGGGCGTGGAGTAGGGCAGGTCGAGCGTCAGGCCGAGGATCGTGCCCTGCGGGAACCAGGGATGCGTCTCCAGCTTGATGAGCTCGCCGGTGAAGGGGTTCAGGTAGCTGCCGACCATGATGTTCGCCGTGGTCGAAAGCGTCTCGCCCGTCCTGCCGTCCAGGGTGTAGCGGAACAGCGGAGCGCCGCCAGCCGCGATAACCTTGCGGTTGATGGACTGCGCGGTCCCGGCATCCACCAGGATGACCTGCGGGCCGAGCTTCCAGTTGTTGTAGAGCGAGAGCAGCGCCAGATCGATCTGGGTGATGCCCGCAGCGGAACTGGAGACCAGGTTCGCGCCGTCGAGCGACACCGAGTAAGCGCCCGAGGAGGCCTGCTGAATCTGGGTAATCAGGCCGTCGAACACGTACTGGTCGATGGAGTTGTCTGCCGTGATGGCCGTCGCGGCCTGGGTGCCGGCCGGGGGCGCCGTGATGGTTACGGTATTGACCGGGGTCACTGCGGCGAGGTAGGCAGCAGCCTTCGAGGTTCCGAAGAACCAGGCATAACCGAACGCTCCCGGAACAGCGGTGACCACTGCGGTCAGCGTGCCGGTGCCGGTGATGACCTGGGTGTTCGACTGCGCGGAGACATTCGAGCTTCCGCCGTTGGTGGTGGTCGTCGAGCCGTCGTTGTTGGCGCGCACGGTCTGGATCGGAACACCGCCGCCGACCGAGCAGAAGCGCAGGCCGTTGTAGGTGAGCGCCACAACCCAGCAGAGATACGTTGCAGCGGTGATCGTGCCGTCCGTGTTAGTGCCGGTAAGAACCGGGGCATTCGGGGTGCCGAGCGCGGTCTGTGCCGAGCCGCCGGCCACGGTGATGTTGCCGCCGTTGCCGAACAGCACCAGGCGCTCTTCTTCCATCAGGTTCGAGTTGAAGAGAGATACGGTGCGAATGGCCATGGCGTCGTCGAAGCCGCGAGCCAGATCCTCAGCCTCGAAGGTGATGTCAGCTTCCTGGCCGACCGTGCGGAAGATCGCACTGAAGTCCTGCTCGACCACCGAGATGGAAGCGCCGCGGAGACCTTCGGCAATGCCCAGGCCACCGGCTGCCGGGTTGATCGCAGTGAGGCGCTTGGCGTTGTGAGCCGTGCCGCCGATGGGAGAAACGGTGCGGGGAAGGTACTTGTTGCGGAAGGGCGCGAGCACCGGATAAACCTGCTTGAGCAGGGGTTCCAGGTCGTATGCGGCGATATTGGTCGAGTTACTGATCGTCGCTTTCGAGGCGATTTGTCCGGTCGCCTTGGCGATCAATTCCTCGATGCGGGTCATGTCTTGTCCGAACATGCTTTTGTCCTCGTCCTCGAAGCGTGATTCGCTACGGGTTTGCAGTTTGGATTTCGTTGGGGTTGAGCGCCGAGAACGAAGCGAAGGGGCCACAGATCAGCGGCCCCGGATTGCTGCTTACCGCCCAATATGTAGCAGGGCGGCTTCCTCATTCGAGAGGTAGTGGGGGTTGGACCGGATCGACTTCGCCACGTCGTGAGTACTACCCGCGGCGACGACCGGCTTGCCTTCGATCTCCGCTGCCTTGGTGACCGCGACGGGCGCGGCTGCCGTGACGCTCTTCGGTGCAACGGGTTCGCCTGCAATCAGGTTGGTCAACCCGGCGAGAGCCTTGGCAATCTGCTCCATGCCGGCGTTGGTCTTCTCTGCGATTTCCAGGGCCTTGGCGGAGTTCGTCTCGGCCGCGGCGACCTGTGCCTTTTCTGCATCTGTCATGTCAACTGCTCCTGTTTCCGGGCTCGCGCCCTGTTGTGGGATTGGCGCCGCTGCCGTCGCCACCGTTGCAGCCTTTTGAGCCGCAGACTTTTCAGAACCGTCGCCCTCGGTGAACTCGTAGAGGGCTTGCGTCGCGTCCTCATGGGCCGCGCACATCTTCGTAAGGCACTTGCCCATGTCCTGGCACTTGCACGTCTTGTCGAGGCACTCGCCGATGGAGCCGAGCGCCTTGGTGCACTTCGCGACCGGGTCTTTCTTGGCCTTCGAGACCACGTTCGGCGCGCGCTCGGCGAGAGCGGCCTTCATGGCCGACACAGCCTCGGAGCCTTCCTCGCGGGCCAACTCGACCAGGAGATCGACGCCCTCAGCCATCCACGATTTGAGCTTGGCGGGGATGGGGGAATTGTCGCCCTCGATCTCCGCTTCCCACTTCGTGTCGCCCTGCAAGTAGGTGATCCAGCCGAGAATGTCGGCCAGGTCGCCGATCTGATAAAGACTCTTTGCAACTGTCTGCTTGGCCACTTCGGCCTCCGTTTCTACGGCCGCGGCCGTCTTGAATTTGCGTTGCTCGGTGACGCCGCCAGCCTTGACCGCGGTGAAGACCGCCTCCTCGTTGCAGGGCAGGTCGCACACGCTGAATTCGATGGGAGCGCAGGTGTACCGCTTGACGCCTGGGTTCGTGCCGTCCGACCACTTCTCGCCGACGATAGGCCCGCAGATCGAGAAACCGGTGTAGGTACCGTCGAGGCACTTCTGCCACGCCACGTCGTCAGAGATGTAGCTGGTGAGAATGATGAGCTTCTGGGCGTCGTCGTAGACGATGGGCTCGGAGAGCTTGCCGACCGCGGAGAGCTGATGCATCTCGCGGATATTGCCGAAGCTCTTACCCTGGGACCGTTGCTGCGCACCTTCCGACCATGCCTCGACGTAGGGCTTCGAGGTCACATAGTCGAAAATCTCGCCCTCGGCGTCGATGGCTTCCGATGCGCCGATCCCGGTCACTGTCCGCTTTTCCTCGTCCACCTTGGAGATGCGGCAGAAGAGACTCTTCATTGCTTGGCTCATAGGTCTTCTGGCCCTCCGGGGCGGTGTTCGCCGGGTTTGTGCGGCCACGCTGTGAGCGCGTTGGCCTGGTGCTTACCCGTGTGACCTTTGGGAAGCTGGCAGTGGATGTTGCGGAAGACCTGAATGCCGAGCTTCATTTCAGCTTCGCACTTCGGCTTATCTTCCCAGATACCCTTCCAGAGTCGGCTAATCATCGTCAGGCTCCTTCTTTGGAATGTGGACCATCTCCACACAGCAGCAGCGCGGGTGGAGGGGAACATGCAATGCGCCGTCGGGGAACGGGTCGTCAATCGGAATCTGCCCGGCCGCCTGCGCCAGATCGCACTCGTCGTCGATGTCGTGCAGGTTCGACATCTGTAGGCTTTTGGTTGTGGCGCCGAGGTTCTTTCCGGTCTGGACCGTGGCCGCTGTCTGCGCAAGGGCCGTCTCGGTCTGGGCGATCATCTCCGCGCGGCCGGCGGAGAAGGTGAAGGACTCGTCGATGTGCCGGGCCAGTTGCGCCGGCGTCCATTGTTCGGCGAAGGCCTGCCCGATCATCTCGCGCAGATCCTCGCGGGTTGTCTCTGTGATGGACCACTGCGCGCTGGGATTATCTACCAGCACGCCGTCAACCCACTTCTTGCCCACCAACTCTGCCGCGCGCATCTTGGCGTATTCAAGCGCCTGGGTGTCGGACAGGTTGAACAGGTCCGAGCCTTCGGTGCTCAGGTTGAGCGTGGCGGAGGCCGTCGCAACGGCCTCCTGCGCCGTCGCTTCGAGATCGGGCTTCACCTGGCTGGCCAGCGCATCCCACACGCTGAAGTCGATTGCTGCCAGAATGGCCTCAACATCGGGCGGCGTGGTATCGCCTGCGGCTTTGTGAGCGCCGGGTAGATACTTCTCAATCACCCGGCTCACCGAGACGCGCTGGGCGGCGAAGAAGCCTTTCAGCGTCGCTTCGATGTGGTCGGTGGCTGCTCTGCGCTTCGGCCCGAAGTGGGCCGGGTCAATCAGTAGCGCAGTAGAGTTTTTTTTTGAGCGTCGGCAGCCTTGCTTACCTTCTTGCCGTCCTTCTTTGGTTTGGGCTTGCCGCCCCCCTGGTCGTCACCACCGTCGCCCGGCTCGTCCTGCTGCTCTTCGGTGGCCACCATCATGGACGGCTGCGGAGGATTGCCTCCCGATGCTTCCCAGAGCGGCGAGAGGCCGTCGCGCTGGCGCAACTCATCAGCGACGCGCGTCCCGATGGCCACGTTGATCTTATCGACCTGTGCCTGTTTGAGAGCGTCGGTCTCGGCTTCCTCGTCGTAGACGAACTCGATGTCGGGCGCATTGAAGAGGTCGCGCCGCTGCACGATCTGGTCGATTTCGTTCTTCACCCAGAAGGTAAGCGGCTTCTCGCCCGATTCCTCGCGGGTGTCGTCGGACTGCTGAGCCGTGGCCCGGTTGTTCTGCTGAACAAAGGGCGTAGCGGTTTCGCCCATCACGTAGGCGAAGATGCGCGCGCACCATTCTTCGAACTTGGGCTGGAACTCTTCCTTCTTGAGCAGCTCGACCTTGCCGCCGTTGGGCACGGGCAGGATCTTCACGCGCTCTGCGAGGTTGCCGTTGTTCGAGGCTTGAATCTCCCGGATGAGCCGCAGAATCTCTGTCGTGCTCATGTTATCGGGCATGGTCATGTACGCGAGGGGGATGTTCGACTCGTCGTACCAGTCCTGGTGCATCACCGTTTTGTAGATGAGCGTCAGGATGATGCCCAGCGTCTGCTCGACGGCCGAGTAGCCATAGAGCTTGTGGTTGCGGACCTTGCCGGGCATGTAGATCAGGTCGCGCGTCGTGAAGTCGATTGCCGGGAGGCCCTTTACGATCTGCCGGTAAGAGGGCAGCGGGTACATGGGGCGGCGCCCGGTGTTGTCGATCAGCACATTGATCGTGGCCCCGTCGACGGGCATCAGGTTGAAGATGTCGCCGCCACGGGTGCGCTGCACTTCAAGGCAGGCCGCGTCGATCACGAGCCGGTCTTCGAGCAGCATCCCCAGCCACACCGGGAAGCTGTGCGTCGAATCGGGCATCTGGAAGAAGTTAGTCAAGGCTTCGATGCGCGGGTCTTTGTTCGACCGATCCTTGGTCTGCGCCATGTACTCGCCGGCCTGGGGTTTCAGCCGGAAGTGCCAGTTCTTGGTGATGATCCTGGCAATGACTTTGTCGATGATCGCCCTGATGAGATAGCATCCGTCGGCCATCATGCGCAACTGGTGGAAGCCCACCTTCTCGCCGGCGCGCGGGAGCCAGGTCTGGTTCAGGACCAGCGGGTAGTCGAACTGGCGCGGAGGCGTTCCGGCCGGTGCGACGGGCGGGATCGGCGTGGACGGGTCGTACCATCCCTGCCATGCGGAGCGCAGGCGGTCGACCAGGCTCGGACGGTCCGACGCTACTTGGATTTCAGTGGCCATGCTCAACCCCGCTTTGGAAACACGCGCCGCAACGAGCCATGCTTGTCGCGGAAGTAAACGTCCTTGTTCTGTTCACGCACCAACCGAACCACTTCGGGGTCTTCACCTTTGAGTCGGTCGCGCAGATCGATCAGGCCCTTGAGCGTCAACGTGCGCGCCGTGATGCCCAGCGGGCGCGGTGGTGCGATGCGCCGTTGCTCCATGCTTGCCTCCAACGGAAAGGGCGCTCCGAAGAACGCCCCTGCCTGCTCTGGCTTACATCCGCGACCTCTTTCTTTCAGGCCGACGTGCGCCTGAACTCTAAGCCGCCGGTTTCGTCTCAGGTTCGGCCTGAGTCGTTTCGCTGGAGGCTGGTTTCGTCTCACCGAGCGCCGCATCCGCTTCGGTCTTCAGGGCCTCGATCTCGCCCTCGATCTTGGCAGCCGCATCGCTCACAGCGCCCTCGACAGCGGTCACCGTCACGGTCGGCGCAGTGGTCACCGGAACCGGAATAACAGGAGCCGGAACCGGAGCCCCAAGCAGCGCCAGCGCGTTGTGAATCGAATCGACCACCTGGTTGTCGAGATCGTCGAGCGCCTGCGCCACGGCCGCCGCCTGGTCTTCGTTGAGGTTGTTCACGCCGGATTCCACCAGCGCGATTGCCGCCTGCACCTTGGCCTGAACCGACACCAGTTCGGCCCGCACACCGTCCACAATCGTTGCCATGCTTACCTCCGCTTTGCTTGCTCCAGCACCTCGCGCGCGACTTCCGCGGCGTCGTGCTGCCCCTGCTCTTCGCAGAGTGCGATCCAGTCGTTGACCTCATCTACCGGCAATTCGCCCGGCGGCAGGATGCCCATGCGCACAGTGCGCAGAGCCTCGGACCATTCCCGCGCCTTCGGTGCTTCCAGCGCTCTGGGCGGGTTCTTCTTGGCTTCCGCAGCCGCGGCCCGCTCGTGGTAGTAGTCGGCGATATTGCCCATGGCCGACCTCGTGTAGTTGATGGCCTGGTCGCTGCCGTCCACCGTGTCGTCGTTCGCGCCGTTGGGGAAGATTGCCCACTCCTCAATCAGCGTGTCCACCCAGACCCGATGCTGTGGGAAGACCTCCGGGTCGGGCAGATGACAGTTACCGGCCTCGATGTCTCCCGTCGCGGCCACGGCCCGCGCGAACTTCGATCCTGTCGGTTCGACCGGAAT